CCTGGAAAACGCCGGCGCCCGCCTCGTCGCCGTGGGCTCGAGCGCCACCGCTGAAGTCGATGGCCGTTCGGCGCTGTTCGAAGTCGATGGCGAACATTTTCTCGCCGAGCCGGCGCTTTCCCAGGAGGTATTCGGCCCGTCCGCGCTGCTGGTGAAGGTCCGGGATGAAGCAGAGCTGTTACGGGTAGCGCGCGCCTTCAAGGGGCAACTCAGCGCGACCCTGCACCTTGAACAGGACGACTTGCCACTGGCCCGTCGCCTGCTGCCAACCCTGGAACGACGCACCGGGCGCATCGTGGTCAACGCCTTCGCCCATCCGCAGGAAGTGTGTTTTGCCACCGTGCATGGCGGACCGTTTCCGGCCACCTCGGACAGCCGCTTCACCTCGGTGGGCATGACCGCCATCGAGCGCTTCCTGCGCCCGGTGGCTTACCAGGGGTTTCCGGATGAGCTGCTGCCGGAGGTTTTGCGTGAGGGCAATCCCTTGGGATTGCCACGTCTTGTGGACGGTCATTAACGCCATACCGCCAATTGTAGGAGCGAGCCTGCTCGCGATGGACTCAAGTACGCCGCGCTTATCCAGCAAGCACGCGTTTTCGTTAACGTCCATCGCGAGCAAGCTCGCTCCTACAGGTGGCGAGGGAGCTTGTGGGACCGCCGCACCGTCCCGCTGACCGAAACAACCGCACAGGACGCACCTGGCCCTGCGAAAAACCAGCGATACAAGCCATGGATGAAGCGTCGCCATCAGCGCTCCGGGCAGCTTCAACAAGACTGAACTAGCTTTACCTGCAACGATCCACGGCCAACCGGCAAGGAGTTGTGATGCGTGCCACGGCATTTTCAGTCGGTCAACCAGCCCCCTGGTTTCATTGCCGCACTCAACTACGAGAACGCTTTTGTTTCGACACCATTGCCGGTCGGTATGTCGTGCTTTGTTTTTTGGGTTCTGCGGCCGACCCTGTATCCACTAAGGTTCTGGAAGATATTCAGGCCCATCGCCCGCGATTCGATGATGATCAAGTCTGCTTCTTTGGTGTTTCCGTCGATCCAGAGGATGAAAAGCTGAAGCGGGTGGAGAGTTCGATACCCGGCATACGCTTCATCTGGGATTTCGATCGGTCAGTCAGCAAGCTCTACGGTACATTGCGGCCAGACGGCAGCATCAGGCAAATAACCTATGTGCTGGACCCTGCGCTACGTGTCCTGGCCATCGTCCCGATAAGCCCCCCCATTGATAACCATGTACCCTCGTTAATGCGTTTTCTGGATCGATTACCGGCAACGGCCGCGCCACATGCCGCCACACCACACGCCCCCGTCCTGGTGGTTCCCCGTATATTTGAGCCGTCTTTGTGTAAAGCACTGATCAGTTATTACGACGAACGCGGCGGAGAGGAATCCGGATTCATGACGGAGCAGGCGGGTAAAACCGTCCACATCACTGACCATAATCACAAACGACGTCGTGACTGCGTCATTGAAGATGAGGCTCTGGCCAAAGCCTGTGAATCGCGCATAGCCAGCCGTTTGCTTCCGGAGTTACAGAAAGCGTTCCAGTTCAATGCCACTCGAATGGAGCGCTATCTGGTGGCCTGCTACAACAGCGAGGAAGGCGGGCATTTCCGGCCCCATCGGGATAACACCACGAAGGGTACGGCCCATCGCCGTTTTGCCGTTTCCCTGTTTCTTAATTCGGGAGAGTACGAAGGAGGTTTTCTGCATTTTCCAGAGTATGGAAAAGTCTATTACAACGCGCCGACAGGAGGGGCCGTGGTGTTTTCGTGCTCACTCTTGCACGAAGCCACTTCAGTAACCCAAGGTCGCCGTTACATGTTTCTGCCGTTTCTCTACGATGATGCTGCCAGCGTCATTCGAGAACAGAACCTCTCATTTATTGAAAGACAGCCTTGACTGCCGGATGCCCTCCGCTGATGTAAAAGCCGGAGGGCGAGCCGAGGCATTTTTTGCCGGTGGTGCCAGCGTTATCTCCTCTAGACGCGGCGATTCACGTCAAAGCGATCCAGGTTCATCATCTTGAAGGGCAACCCTGAGGGCCGCGCAAGCTGCGGCTTTCAGGCCCTCAAAAATCCCTCTTTGGGGTTTGTATGGCTCAGTTTGGCTATGCAATGACAACATTATGCCAGCCTGACATTCCCTCCCCCGGCGTTCTGCCGACCGAACATCCCCCCATTTGACTGCTACGCTTTCCTCATTAACTGAGGAATCTCAATGCCAAACTCTGATCTGCTCCCTTCCCTGCTGTTCAAAATCAACGAAAACCAACTCGCCCTCGAAGCCGCCATCCTGGAGCTTTCGAACTGGGTCGAGCAGCGCGGCGCGGCCGACGTCGCCGACAACGTGCGCGGAGCCCTGGAAACCATCGACAAGAATGAAGAATTCATCAAGATGACGCTCGCGGTGATGATGGCACCGGAGTGACTGCTAACGGCCAATAGCGGACGGTGGGTATCTAAAGTTGCAATTTGTATTTTCCGCAAGCTAATTCAAAGCCTAAAAGACCAGCGAAATGGCAGGGCTTTTCAACGCGGATCAGCGAGTTGAGATAGTCCCCGCCGCTTAGAAATTAAGGAATTTTCTCCACAATTGGTACATTCGAATGGCCATGTAACTCATAACGCTCCAACCATTTTTGACCACAGTACCTGCACTTAAATGCCGTTTCCCATTTCTTAAAATCGGTGCTTATTTCTTCAACAAATGGGGTAAGGTTACTTAGTTCTTCCACCTTGCTGCCATCTATTCGATCAGGCATGTTCACGCATTCGCACATATCACAGACTCCGCTCTCGCAACTCGGTGGCTAGGACTCGTGGGGAAATCAAGCTGGGCTCCCTCAAGCCTAACGATTGCCAATATAAATTCTCTCGATCCGAATCACATCCCCCTTGTGCGACACGACCAGGTCCTTGTAAAGAAGGTTTCGGTATCGCGCGCCAGCTCGCGCAGCATGAAGGCTCAGGGCTGCGTTGTAGTCTACGGTGCCACGCATCCATATGAGGGTACTAAAAAGAGGCAAGAGACCAGCCAATCGCGATTAGAGCGGCGTCAGCTATGGGTTGCAAGCGGGCGGTCTTGACGATGAGTAACTCTCTGAACGCTTTCGGCTACTATATCTTTTGGCCGCTGGGCTCCATTCAAGCTTCGGGATATTACATGGAAACTGTCGACGCAAACCGCCTGAAGATATGGCAAGCACTTTCAGAATTTTTTCTCGACACCGAGATCACCGACTCAACTTTTGACTATGTCGCTCGCGTAGTGTTGGAAACAGGCTATTCGCCCCAAGAAATTCAAAACATCCTATGGGGTGAGGTTTTCCCGGCACTTGAGGGGAACCTCAAATCCATTGCTGGCGAATGGGCGGGATGGACAGATGAATGGCTGTTAGAGCATCTGTCGGTATGCGAAGCCTCTGCGAACAAATTGGGTGACAGCGGCATTGTTAAAGAAATCAGTAGATGCTGGGGGCAAGTGGCAGTCCGGCTTCCGTCGGCGTACGCCTGAGGCCCGATTTCGATCCAACGCCCTCGATGGCTTCTGGCTCGTATCGGCCAATTTCTGCCGATGCTGACCGGCAGCTATGGGTCGAAAGCGGCTCGTCGCTACCGACTGCCGCCTTTCGCTATCCCTGCAACTCGTCGACCGAACCTCGCGCATTTTTCACGCCTCGATTACTGTATATAAAAACAGTATTTGTAAGGCGCAATCATGGACCCTCTCGAAATCGAAGACACCTCAGACTGGCTCGACTGCCCGACCCCGCTCGAAACCTGTCGACATCAGCTCCGAATGTATGAGAACGAAGTCGAGGAACTGACCCTGCAATTGCGCCAGGCTCGGGAAAAGATCTTCAATCTGGTTGAGTTGCACAGCAACGCTGCCAATGAGCGCGATGCGCTCCGCTCTCAATTGGCCACTGCAAAATCTGAAGCGGCAGATGCGAACAGACTCGCGACTGAAATCGAGACTCGGAGCAACTGGCAGTTGATGGCCAAAGACAAGCACATCAGCGAGCTCACCGCGAAGTTGCGCACCTTCACCTGAACGCTCAGCCCCTTGGGTTACCGGGCGACAGGTAAATCCGACATCAGCGTCCGCACATAGGCCTGACACGCTGCCAGTGCAATCAATCCTCGATCTCCGTTGTCGGTGATTCCGATAATTCGTTGAGCATGCGCTGGGTCAAGTCGGGCGCGCGTTCCTCCATGAACCATGCCGCCGGCGCCGGAGGTGGCAGGCACTGCACAGCCACCGGCTGAACTCGCATCGAGGAGGACTGACAGCCGCAGATCAGAAGTGGCAAGGCGATCACGCAAGCGAGCCTGGTCTTTTTGTGCATTGGTCAAAGCCTCATGATGTGTTTGGTCGCTGGCCGACAGTCGCTGCTCGAGCGCCAGGCGCTTGTCCTGATCGGCGCGAACCTGGGCAGCGGCTGCGTTGCTGATAGTGGTGAGGTCGTCCTGATGCAGACCGGCCTGCTCGGCGAGTTGCTTGCCGTAGCGCCAGTCCTGAACCTTCCACACGCCACCGGCGGTGACCAGCACCAGCGCCAGCACTCCAGCCAACGCCAGCTTCAGGGAGGCCGGGCTCATGGCACATCCTTGAAGAAGACGTGCCCGCCCAGCTTGAGGGTCTGCTTTGCCTTCGACGCCCAGGTCGGAGGCGTCTTCATGGCGATCGCGTAATAGTGCGTGGCACCGCCAGTAGGATCCGGTACCTTGCCGTCGATCACCTGGTCAGCGGCGATCCGCGCCTGCGCCAGCTCGCGGAACGGAATCCGTCTCGCGCCACTCAGGTAGGCGAAGTTCGGGTCGCTCCTGTTCCAGCAGCTGAACTGGTAGGGCTTCTGGCACACGCCGGCATAGCCCTCCCCCCACCACGACTTGTCCTTGCCGTCGTTCACTCGGTTGCGGATGGCCCAGGCCACGGCGATCTGGCCGGCCAGGGATTCGCCGCGGGCCTCGCCCCACAACGTACGGGCGAGGATGTCGCGGTCTTTCTCGGATACGGTCATCACTTTTCTCCGGGCAAAAAAAA